TATTGAACAAACCGAAAACGCAAAAGAAGTCAATGAAGAGGGTATTGAGGTTGTTCAAAATGAAGATGGCAGCGCGGATATCGAATTTGAACCCGGTAAAGTTAATCAAGCGGATGGGGAAGATCATAGCGCGAATCTAGCGGATCTTCTTCCTGATGACGTCTTAGGACGTTTAGGTTCTAGACTCTTTCAAGAGTATGAAGATTACCGTGTAGCCAGAAAAGATTGGGAACAAACCTATGTGACCGGTCTAGATTTATTAGGATTCAAATATCAACAACGAAGTGAACCTTTTCAGGGAGCTTCGGGTGCTACGCATCCGGTGTTAGCTGAAGCGGTTACCCAATTTCAAGCAACTGCATACAAAGAACTCTTACCTTCTGATGGTCCTGTCCGAACTCAAATTTTAGGCGTCTCGACAAGAGATAAAGAAGATCAAGCCACTCGGGTTAAAGATTACATGAATTATCAAATCATGAATGAAATGCCAGAGTACGAAGATGAGTTTGATCAAATGTTATTTTATTTACCTTTAGCCGGCTCTGCTTTTAAAAAAGTTTATTATGATGACATGATGGGACGAGCGGTTTCCAAATTTGTTCAAGCCGATGATTTAATTGTCCCTTATAGCGCGACCTCCTTAGACGAGGCGGAATGTGTTATTCAACGAATGTATATGTCCCATAATGAGATTAGAAAATCTCAAGTCTCGGGATTTTATTCTGATATTGAGTTAGGGCAACCAACCATTCAAACCGATCGGATACATGAAGAAGAACGAAAATTAGAAGGAACTCGAAAAACTTACAATCAATTTAGCGATCAAACTTATACAATTTTAGAATTTCATATTAATTTAGATCTTGAAGGATTCGAAGATATTAATCCCGAAGACGGAGAACCCACAGGAATTAAACTTCCTTACATTGTAACTATGGAATCGGGTGGAAGAAAAATTTTAGCGATTCGAAGAAACTATCAACCTAACGATCCACTCAAATCAAAGATCCAATACTACGTCCATTTTAAATTTCTGCCTGGACTTGGTTTTTATGGCTTTGGTTTGATACATATGATTGGCGGCTTGAGTAGAACTGCTACAGTCGCTCTCCGCCAATTACTTGATGCAGGAACTTTATCTAATCTTCCTGCTGGATTTAAGATGAGAGGGATTCGGGTTAGAGATGACGCGGCTCCTTTACAGCCTGGTGAGTTCAGAGACGTGGATGCTCCGGGTGGAAATTTAAAAGATGCATTTTATCCATTACCTTATAAGGAACCTTCTCAAACATTGCTCCAATTAATGGGTATCGTGGTTCAAGCAGGTCAACGATTTGCTTCGATTGCCGATATGCAAGTAGGAGATGGAAATCAAAATGCGGCAGTTGGTACGACGGTAGCTCTTTTGGAAAGAGGTTCAAGGGTTATGAGTGCGATTCACAAAAGAATCTATAATGCTCTTAAACAAGAATTTAAATTACTTTCCGGAATCTTTTCACAGTATCTGCCAGCGGAATATCCTTATGATGTTGTCGGTGGCCAACGAATGGTGAAGCAAACAGACTTTGATGATCGAGTGGATATTGTTCCCGTTGCGGATCCCAATATTTTTTCGATGACTCAACGAGTCACGTTAGCTCAAACAGAATTACAATTGGCAATGTCCAATCCTCAAATGCATAATCTTTATATGTCCTATCGTAAAATGTATGAAGCATTAGGTATTAAAAATATCGATCAGCTTTTACCCCCTCCACCTCCGCCTCAACCTAAAGATCCGGCGTTGGAACATATTGATGCGATGAGCATGAAACCTTTTCAAGCTTATCCTAAACAGGATCATAGAGCTCATATTACAGCTCATATGAATTTTATGGCAACGAATTTTGTACGAAACAATCCACCGATCATGGCGTCGTTAGAAAAGAATATATTTGAGCACATTAGTCTTATGGCTCAGGAACATGTGGAACTAGAATTTGCTCAACAGATTACTCAAATGAAACAAGCCCAAGCTCAAGGAGCGGGCGGTCCACAGATGCAACAACAGATGCAAGAACTGAATTTACAAATGGAAGCTAGAAAAGCCGTTTTAATTGCTGAATTTACTGAAGAGTTTATGGCTCAAGAAAAACAAATCACATCCATGTTGGATAGTGATCCTTTAATTAAATTAAAAGCTCAAGAAGTTGACTTGAAAGCTATGGAGAATTATCGTAAACAACAAGAAACGACGGAACGAATTAACTTAGACAAGTCTAAGCTAATGCAGAATCGAGAACTGACCGAAGAAAAACTCGAACAAAATGAGGATTTAGCTCATTTAAGAGCTGAAACCTCTCTAGCTAAACAACAGATGTCTAATCAAGCTAAAATGCGGTCTGATGTTATGAAAAGAAAAGACGTAAAAACCTTGAAAGGTCCTCGAAGTTAGTGTACTAAATTAAGAACGGAGTAAAATTATGAGAAATGATTTTGGAACAAGACCTTACAAATCTAGATTCCCCTATAAAAGTGGCCGAGTAGGAGCTAAACGTGGTGGTGCTAAGAAACAAGGCGACTATGACAAGGAAGATGAATCCATTGCAATGCGTGTTAAAAAGAAAAGAACTAAAAAAGAATTAGTTGCAAGCAGAGATGAATCTTATGGCAAATGGGGCAAACGTAGTAAAGACTGGAAAAAGGCTTAATCATGGGTTGGAGAGACCGACTATTAAACTCTAAACCAGAAACGGTTGGACGTGCAATGAAATTTGGTGGAGGCAGAATTCTGTCTCAACAAGATCTACCACGTGCAGGAATGAAAAAAGGTAGCAAACCATGGGGCACTGGACCTAAACCAGGATCACATGAGTATTTTCTGCAGGACATTCATAAAGATAAGAGATCTAAAAAACAAATCGGTGGTCGAGCGAACTTATTAGAAGAAATGGGTCGTATCGATGCACGAAGACACCCCGATGCAGCAGACCGAGCTGAAAAACACAGAGTCATTGGAGAATTAAATCGAGGTTATAATAAAGGTGGAAGAATAGGTTTTGATAAAGGTCACGAAGTAAAAGAAAGAGGCTATAAGCACAAAGGGACGTTAGAAAAAGAATATAAAAAAATTGTAGGGAAAAAACGTAAGCTTAGAGATAGGGATGATGCGTTGTTTGCTTTGCAACCAATGGATGCTGGATATACTTTCCGTAAAGGATTAAAGGAAAAAGGATATAAACCTAAAAAAATAGAAGAAGATATTCTAAAAGAAAAAATGAAGACAACAGAATTTAGAATAGGGCACGCTAAGGCAAAAGTAGCAGGGAAAAAAGCCAAAGAAGATGACCAAGAATATAGAATTTATAACAAAGGTGGAAGAGTTGGTGCTAAAGATGGTAAATGGATTCAGAAAGTAAATGCATCGATCAAGCGTAGAGGCACTAAAGGAAAATGTACACCGATTACAAAACCAGGATGTACGGGTAAAGCTAAGGCATTAGCAAAGACATTCAAGAAAATGGCTGCTAAAAGGAAAAAATCATAATGGCAGAAAAAACATACGCAAAACGATTAACACCTAGCGGTAATTCTTATGGCTCAGCTTTTGCTGCAGCTAAAAAAGCGGGCAAAAAAACATTCATGTGGAAGGGTAAGGATTATACAACAGAGACGGCAGAGGAACGTAAAGCAGATTTTAAAAAAGAAACAAGAAAAGAACAATTTCAACGTAAAGAAAGAACCGGTGAAGGTGGTGGTTTAACGGATTATGAAGCTGCTCATAAAACAGCTAAGAAACAATTCGGTCCGAACTATGACTACACTCACAAAGGCAAAAAATTTAAATCTGATGACAAGGGAGACAAACCACGAAGAGAAGGTTATGATACCATGGTCATGGCAAATAAAGGTGGACGTATAGGTAGACAGTTCGGTGGTGAAGGAAATACAAGACCCATAGGTGGTCGAGCAAACTTACTAGAAGAAGTAGGTCGTATCGATGCTGAAAAAATGAACCCTAATCGTAGAGCTGAAAAATCAAGAGTCATTGGAGAGCTTAATCGAGGTTATAAAAAAGGAGGTCTTATTAGAGGCTTCCCTAAACTAGCAAAAAGAGGCTGGAAATAATGGAAAAAGGAAAGGGTTTTACTTCTAAATGGATTGCACGTCCTGGTAAACGGAAAAAAACAAGTGGACCCCCTAAAGGAGGGAAACCCATAATTAATCCTCAATGGATAGAAGAAAAATATAAGGTAAGAGTGGAAAGAAGACACGGTGGTGGAGTAGGCATTCAAACGCACGGCAACAAGTTAGCTA